CCCAGGTCGCCGTGAGACACCGTGGAATCAAGCGGATACTGGAGCGCGTTGGACTGACCACCCAAGGTGCCATTGTAATGACGTGTGGTTTTGACGCTTTGGAGAAACATGAAGAACAGAAGTCTGCCCCCGAACATCCTCGTCGCTTCCCGGATTCAGCGCCTACTGAGCGAGCTGCCCCTGGAGACACAGAGGACGATCTTGGAGTTTACGCTGAAGTGCTTGGAGGAAGAAGCGCAGAAGCCCGCTGCGGAGTAGAGTAGGGCATGATTTCTAGTCGTCTGGACTGGAGCGCAAGGGAGAACCTGCGACGGGTGCTTATTCTTTCCCACCCAGGCCGAACACCAGGCGGCGCCTATGTCTGACATCTTCAAAAAAGGTCCCAGCCAGCTGGAGAGAATCGAACGGGGCCTCAAGAAGATAGAAAACGACCTTTTTGCGGAGTCTTTGAAGGTCGTCCACTCGTCCATCTCTCACACGTTCGACATTGACCCTGCCCAGCCTACGGAAACCCCGGCGGCCTGGCTCCAGGAGCTTGAAGACGGGCTGGTGACGATGGAAGACTTGGCCAAGAGGCAGCGGATTGCCTTGGCGTCATGGCAATCGCCGAAAAACGCCCCCGTGGCTCTACAGATAGCCGCCAAAGTCTTGGGCGGTATGCAGAAAGCCCGAGCGATGGGCGACCAGGGCAACAAGACTCTGAATGTGAACGTCGTGACCATCAACGCGCCTATGCCTGTATTCGAGGAGAAGGAGATTGAGCATGAATAAGCTAGAAATCATGCGGCAAAAGTCGGTGGACATCCTCCTTGCGGAGATGATTCGCCACCAGCCCGGAATCACTGTCCAGCGCCTCTGGGAGACAACCAAGGAATGGTACGGAAAGACGGTTCACCAGGGGATGGCACTGGAGTTCGACATGTCGCTGGGGCAATTGCTCCGGACGGGCGAGTTTCACTGTACCAACAAGCGCTGCTACCCCAAGGGGTACGTTGCTGAGGCGAAGGTCAGCACCGGGGCGAAGATTGACCCTCGCCAAGTCAGGATGGACTGGTGATGTGGGATACTCTGGCAAGTATGTTGCGAGTGCCGTTTGGTGCTGTTGAGGACGCTCTCCATTCAGAGCGCGCAGCAAAGGCGACTCTGTCGCGACGTGGCCTGCTCTTGGCAGGAGCAACAGCGCTACCTGTGCTAGCTATGGGTAATCTGTTCAGTGATATTGACTGGTATCGTGGGTACCAGAAGTTTTGGGTATCTCCAGCGCGACCGTGGGTTGGCGGTTTCTTCGACACCCCGGTTTTGATTGAAGGGGACTCTCCGCTCACTCTCACAGGGGGCATGTTCACCAATGGCGTGAGGATCATTGCTCCAGTGGCTCACGTTTCATGCATGCGAGTGAGTGGCGTTCTCCCTGATATAGATTGCGCGATGAAACTTGAGTTTCGTGAAAATGGCGGGATGGTGAGCAATTGCCACATTGATTTACAAGGAACTGAGAGAAAGGTGGCGGGGATTGAAATCTGAAGATCACTGGGATCCCAAGCCCCATGAGCGGAAGTACTACCGCTCTGCCATTGACGGGCAAAGGGGCTACCTCGTTCGCAGGGACGGTAAAGACCGCATCCGCTACGACCGCCCCATGGAGGACCTCCACACTGACCTGTCGGGCTGGATCGAGGATAAACAACTCCATCCGATGTCCGCCCACGCAGCGGCAAAGATTGCCTTCATCGCCGACAAGGCCCTGTGTAAAGCGATTGGCGACTACGGCCCCAAAGAAGAGTGGATTGACCTCTCCGACAAGGAGCGGATTCGTTTCATGAAGGACGGTCCCGACGTGGGCGGATTCAGGGACGAGTTCCACAAGGGCATCATGGGGCTCCTGAAGGACTTGACCGATGGTTGACCCCATCAACCGGAAACTCTCCTCCAGGGCTGTCCTAAAGTCCGACATGGAGGAGTTCGTCAACCGTGAGCTGACCCCGGTGGTCGAGCGTATTCGGATTGCATTGTCCGGAATGCTAGGATTATTGAAGTCCGGCGAGGGGGACCCTGAGGGAGTGGTAACGGCTTCAGTTGGAGCGCTGTACCAGCGAACGGACGGCGCTCCTGGAAACCTTGTGTACTCGAAGCAGTCTGGCGACGGGGCGACTGGCTGGGTCGCCGTTCTATGAGCAAAAAGTCCGGCGACTGGACCGACCGCTGGATGGTGATCATCGAGTGTCGCGACTGCGGTGGGCGCTGGGAGTGCAACCCCAGTGTCTCAACAGAAAGAGTCACCGGTTTCAATCGAGTGTTCGTGGCTGGTGGTCATGAAGTATGCCCTGAATGCAAGAACCTCAAGGCAGCAAATGACGGAAACTGATGTAGTTCCGCTACTTTACAAGCCTTCGGCGTGGGGCTCTGTATTCTCGCAGCTGCCTCACAATGAGGCTCTAGGTGGCGGTTCCGCAGGCCCCGGCAAGACCATGGCTCTCCTGATGGAGCCAATGCAGCAGATTCTCGTTGAGCACGAACGCTGTCGGGACCCGGATCACAAGTTCCACCAGCCGTGGGGCTCCTCGTCGGGGCACGCCATCTTCCTCCGTCGGACCCACCCGATGTTGGCGGATGTTATCAAGCGTGCCCATCGCTTGTTCCGTGCCATCGACCCGGCAGTGAAGTGGAACGAAAACAAGTCCACCTTCACCTTCCGCTCTGGGTACGTTTACCAATTCGGTCACTGTCACGACAAGACGGACTGGGAGAACTACCTCGGTTTCGAGTTCACCATCATTCTCTGGGATGAGCTGATTACCTTTGAGGAAGAGCAGTACGACCAGATTAACTCACGCCTTCGGTCGTTCGACCCCGTTCTCCGGGGGATGCTGAAGATTCGGGCCATGTCCAACCCGATGATGCAGCGGAAGCGCGGCGACAACTACTCCGTCAGCAATCCCAACTGGGTCCGGACGCGATTCGTTGACCCTTCTCCGGCAGGCAAAGTAACACTGGTGAAGAAGATACGGATGGACGACGGGACCATCGAGCGGTGGACCTCCATCTACATGCCCGCTCTCCTCAGCGACAATCCGGACCCTGAGTTCCGGAGGATGTACGAAATCAACCTTCAGCAGAAGAAGCCTCACATTCGTCAGGCGCTTTTGCGCGGAGACTGGTATACAACTGAGGGCTCGTTCTTTGCTGAGGAATGGAACCCTGCTCTACACATCTGTAAGCCGTTCGATGTACCCAAAGAGTGGCCTAAGTGGCGGAGCATGGACTGGGGTTTCAAGCTCCCGGGTTGTATTCACTGGTGGGCTATGGACGAGGATGGGAATGTCTTCTGTATCCGTGAGATGAAGTTCCAGGGCCAGACAGACGAGCAGGTCGCTGAGGCTATCCTCCAGGTCGAGAAGGCCATGGGCTGGTCGAAGGGCAAGTCCTCAAAACTCACCGGCCCGGCTGACACGCAGCTGTGGGAGCAGCGTGGCGACTCAGGCAAGTCAAAGGCTCAAGCGATGGCCGACAAGGGTGTCTACTGGACCAAAGCTGACAAGCGCTCCCGCCTGCACAACTCGGAGCTGTTCTCTAAGCGCCTGGTAGACCATTCTGACGGGACCACGACTCCAGGGGTGGTGTTCTTCGACACCTGCAAGGACATTATCAAACTCATCCCTGCCATCCAGACTTCGGACAAGAACTCTGAGGAACCGGCGGATGGGAATGATGACCATCCCTTTGACTCTACGCTATACAGTATGGCCTATGCGTCCCACGGCCGAGCTGGTCTCGGCTGGGTGGAGCGCGACGAGGAAGACGAGAAGCGTGAAGAGCGAAAGAACCGCGGCCGATGGGGCTATGGAAGCGAGCTAATGTAATGAACGAAGATGACATCATTGACGTGGCGCTGGACGACAAGACCGACCCGGAAGAAGTTGTCATCGAGTACGATGAGGACGCTCTCAACCTAGTCCCTATCTTTTGCGAGACGGACGAGGGCAAGGAGTACCTCCGGAAGATTTCCGACAAGGTCTCCAACGACTTCGAGTCAGACTGGGAGTCCTCTTCGGAGTATCGGGACCGCCGGAAGCGTGATTGGAAAATCTTCGCTGGCGACCTACCGCCGAAGGAGTTCCCTTTTAAGGACGCTGCCAATCCCCACGTCCCGTTGATGCTGGAGAACCTCTCCCGCCTGTGCTTCCGGGCCACGGGAGAGCTATTCGGCGACTGGCAGACTGTCCTCTCAGCGGTCCCCGTCGGGGCGGATGATGAGGAAGTCGCGGGCTTCGTTACTCGGCACATGAACTGGCAGTTCAACGAGCAGATTCCGGACTTCAAGCGCCAGATGGGGCATCGAGGGATTCTAACCTTCTTTGCCCACGGCGACGTAGTCGTTCACTCCTACTACGATCAGGAGACCCGCCTCAATCGCCATGAGGTTTTGACCTGCGACAACTTCGTCACGCCGTTCATGCACGTGACGACCATGCCGGACTTCTCCGACTGTCCGCACTACACGAAGATTCTCCGGTTCTACCGTCACCAGCTCGAAGCTCGCAGGGACGACTGGTACGACGTGGACAAGGTCCTGAAGAAGTCCGCTCCGTCGTGGGATGACGACCCGGATTCGCCGTTGGCTGAGGCTGTTGGCGAAACCCTGGGAATCTCTCCGGAGTCGAAGGATTCGGACAAGAAGCTTGGTGGGGACACGGCTCCCTACACGATCCTCTGGTACGAGGGCTGGCTCCGTCTCCCCAACCAGACGAAAGATCGTTGGTGCCAGGTCATCCAGGATAAGCAGACCAAGTGCATCATGAACCTGATGATTCACGAGCGGGCCAACTGGCAGGACCGTGAGCGGTTCAATGGCCAGCAGCAGGAAAAGGAGATGTTCGCCCAGGCCATGCAGCAACACCAGATGATGGTGTCAGCGCACGAGCAGGCGACTATGCAACACCAGGGCATCCTGGGTGAGGCTGACTCCCGTCTTGCCGGTCTGGCTAACGAGATTGGCGACGCTCTGAAGGCCGGCCAGATGGACGGGGAGAACGCTACCGGTCTCCTGGACGCGCAGCATCAGGAGGTCAGTGGGATGCTTCCGCCGCCCCCGCCCCCGCCTCCTCCCGCCCCGCCGCCGCCCAACTGGATGCTGGAGAAGCTCGTTCCTGACGAGGAGACCGGTGAGATGCCGGATCCGATGTCCGTCGAACCAGACCCCATCCGACGGGAACCCGTCCACCTATTCACTCACGGAGTCTGCATTGAACCCCTACACGGAAATCTCGGGCTCAGTTACGGAAATATCCAAGCCGACCTTAACCGAGCCGCTAACGTCGCCCTTGCGCAGTTCACCGACGCTGCGACCCTCAACAACTGCTCTTCATACATTACCAGTGGCTTGGAGTTCGAGGACGGAGACCTGGACCTATCTCCAGGAGCTATCAACAAGGCGAAGGGGTCTGTCGGCCAGGACCTGAAGAACCACATCATGCCCCTCACTCCGGGGCAGGCTTCCCCGCAGCTGAAGGAGATTGTCCAGCTCTGCATTGAGACCGCTCAAACCTCCATTCAATCCCCCAATGTGCTCTCCGGTGAGGCTGGTAAGTCAGGGGAGACAGCGAAGGGTTTGATGGGTCGTATCGAACAGGCGACCAAGCAGCTCTCAGTCGTGACAGGGAAGTACGCTGACGTGGTGGTTCAGGTTGGCAAAAACAATGCCTACCTCAACAGCGTTTTCCTGCCTGAGGAGGAGATTGTTCGGCTTCTGAACACCGAGTCCCAGAAGTATGAGGAGTTGAAGGTCGGTCGGGCCCTGTACGAGAAAGGCTACCGCTTTCAACTCCGGGCAGACCTGCGGTTCGCTACCCAGGTTCAGAAGATCGAGGAGGCGGACGGCATCCTCCAGATGTGTCTCCAGATTCCGCCGCTTTCGATGAATCCTGGACTTATTTACACTGCGATTAAGCAAGCCTTCATCGCCCGCGGTCGCTACGACTTGGTCCAGAAACTTGGGAGCCCCCCGCCGGACCAAGTCGCCTTCCCGATACCAGGACCGCCACCAGGTGCCCCTGGGCCAGGCGGACAACCCTCCCCAGGTGGTCCGCCTCCTCATGGCGCACAACCTCCCGGCCCGCAGCCTAATGCGCCGGCTCCACAGGGGCCTCCGTCCTAATGGAGACCTGGGCGGATGAGGAAGGCGCCTTGTACTTTCTCAAGCAACTGAAGCAACGGAGACAGGCTCAGGTGGACTGCCTAATCGGTGCCGCGAGTCACTCAACAGATCCAGCAATCCGGTCCAACTGGGCCGCGATTTCGCAAATTGAGCAAGTAATCGAAATGATGGAGGCCGAACGTGGAAAGTCAGACGAGTAGCATTCTAAAAGACCTACCAACCGAGATGCTTATGGAGTTCGAGGCCAGGAAAGCCGAGGAAAGGAGACTGAAGGAGATTGCTGCGCACTTCTCCGAGCCTGGGGCACTCGGGTTGCCGCCGCTGCTGGACGCCAAGCGCGTAAAGTACGGCATCCCCGACTCAGCCTGGAAGTCCCAGGCGGTGTTCAACAAGGTCCTTGTCTGGCAAGTCCCGGTGGACGAGTCCAAGTCCTACGGCTCTGGTCTTATCGTCAAGACAGACCAACAGGTCAAGCGCGAGCTGAGCGAGGCCCCTCGGGGAGTCATCGTGTCAGCTGGCCTCCAGGCCCTCGATGAGCTTCGGTCACACGGGGTTGACCTGGGGCACACCGTATTCTTTACCCACCTAGCCCCCTTCCGAAAGCGCCTACCGATGATTGACGGCAAAGAGTCCTCCCTGGTGATTCTACACGCCGGGGACGTGTTCGACTCGGAAGAACTGGCTCAAAACCTGAAGGCTCGAGTCGTCCGGGTTATCGCCCGGGAAATCGACGGGCAGGTATCCCACGTGTTCTGCGATGAAAACGGCAAAGTTTGGAACCCCGCTCAGGGCGTTTCCTCGGAGGATGGCTGATGGCTGACGAGTTTGACGACAACAAGGTTGAGGGCACCGAAGGTGACGTAGAGGAAGTCGAAGAGAAACCAGAGCTTCCTCCGGAGCCCGCTGACCGGAATGAGGAAATCAACGTCCCCGTTACCCGTCAGGAAAAGAAGCGCAATCGGTTCAAGGAATTCGAGGAGCGTACGGCTAAGGCCGAGAGAGCAGCCGAGGAAGCGCGTCGGGAAGCCCAGGAAGCCCGAGCCCTTCATCAGCAGCGCCTAGCTCACCCTCAGGACCAAAGTCAGCAACAGGTCCATCCTGCCGCCCAGAGACTCCGTGATATTGATGAAGCCACTGATCGTCTACATCGGGAATATGAAGCCGTGGCCGCCCGCCCAGGCTTCACCCCTCAGCAGCAGCAGGAGTATGAGCAACGGGCGCGTGCCCTACAGACGGCTCGGATTTCGACGATTGCTCAAGCTTCGGCCCCTCAGTTCAACGAACAGGAGCTAACCCGGAAAATCCTCTGGAACCAGTTCACCTCAGAGCACTCCGACGTTTTCAGCAAGGACAACGCCCAGAAGTGGGCCATTGCTCGCTGGAGCCAGCTAGTCCAAGGCGAGGGCCAGGCTGACACCAGGGAGCTTGCCGAGAGAATCCTAGACGAGACTCGGGTGAAGTTCGGTATGCAGCCCCGTCGAGGTCAGGGTAACCGCCCTGATGCCGCAACCAAAGCCCGCTTGTCGGGTATCTCATCTGCCGGTGGAGCGACTGGTGATGTTGAAGGCGGAGCGGTGAGGATGGGTAAGCGTGAGCGCGCAATGGCTGAGGAGTTGTATGACAAACTCCCACCCAGGGAGGCCTGGCAGAAGTGGGCTAACGGTCCTGGCAAGCGAGCCGCGATGAAGCAGGCCGGCAGAAAGTAGTTGCGAGCCCGGGTCAAATGTGACACCATTCAGCTCCCGGTTACTCTCTGCCGAGAGAGTTAGCCTGAACGGTCGCAGGGTCCCCGCCTGTTGGCCTGAGTCTCCCGGGGAAACCCAGCCAGGTTGCAGATGGCAGGTGGAGACTCATGGCCGCAGCGAAAAAGAATACCTCCGTTCGTAAAGACCCCACTCCGCGACCCATCAACTCGGGTTCGCCGTACTTCGAGCTGACGAATCCCGACCCGGACCGTCGCTATGTGTGGGTGTACAAGGGTGCCCAAGAGATGGGCGTCGACTACTACGAGGGCCTTGGCTACGAGCCGGTCCAGTACGTAGCTGGTGGCGTGAAGAGCCGTGTCGGCAAGACGTTCAAGTCCGGTGACTATGTGGAGTCCCGTGGACACGTCTTGATGCAGACCACGAAAGCCCGCGCACAGGAGATTTTCGAGGTTGGGGAAGATGGCGCTTCCGGTCAGCAAGCCGCTGACGTGATTGAGCGTCGGATGTTCCAGACCAAGAAAGCGATTGCTGACCTCAGCCGTCGCGTGGCAATGCGCTCCCAAGAAGGGGGCCAATACTTCTCGTTTGAGGCTGAACCGGGCTCTATCGCCGTGGTTCCCAATGGAGACGACTGATGGCTGATAATCCCGTAAAATACGGCTTCCGCCTGGCGCGCATGCGTTCGGGCTTTGCCCATGCCGGGCAAGAGCAGGCGTTCTGCATTAGTGGCGCCACCTTCGCAGGTGGTTCGGCTACGGCCGCATCCCTCCGCCCTGGTGACCCCATCGTCCGCCTCGCCTCTGGCGCGGTGAACGTGGCCCCTGGTACCGACGGCACTCCTGGCGACGTTCTGGGCATCGTGGTGGGCGTAAAGCAATACCTCGACCCGGCGTTCGCCAACGCG